AATATCGGTTTATCAGCTCGATATAATTCATCGATATAGCGGATACTTGTTAAGAGCTTCGGTAATGTATTTCTGTGGACTGATCTGAAGATAAGTGCAAACCGCATTAATAAACTCGATCAGGCCATGACAGACGACGTAGGAGCTTCCGTATCGCTCTACGAGGGTCTGCCATTGCACCTGTTGGTCACTCTGAATTCCGGCACGGCTATTTCTACGTTCGGGAACTTTCATCTCAATGCAGAGGCTCGCTTTGCCACCCGAGGGGAACAAAAGAATGAGGTCGGCCACTCCTTTGACCTGACCCTCATAGACCATAGAGGCCCCGGCTCGACCACCCCGCCAACCTCCATTGGGGACAGAGAACAGCAGACGGTCAACCTTGGGAAATGTCATACGGAACCAGCAGACGCAAGTATGCTGTATCTTGGCTTCCGAATAGCCTTTCTCTGCCTCTAAGATTTCTTTCTCAGTCATTTTGATTGGGGTGTTCTTTATGTCGGTCGCGCTCGTTTAACAGCTTGACTATTTGCTTAGCTTTCTCTACATTGCCGTTCTTGGTGTCAAAGAAAGCAACAGTCTCCAGCTGAGGCCCGAACAGACCGATGTCACGTTTGAGGATGTAAATTTTATCGCCAAAGATTTTGTAGCGGAATGTCCGTTTCATAATTTGTCTTTGAACAGATTCATGGTGATGTTGACCATATCCTCTTCAATCTGTGTCGTTGTTCCTGTGACCTCATTGGCAATTCCTTTTTTTGTCTGAATTACGTTATACATATATCTGTCGATGGTTTTGTCGCCAAGGAAATAATAGCAGTTGACTGCGTTTTTTTGCCCGTTGCGGTGAGCGCGGTCTTCTGCCTGCTCGCAATCAGAATATGTCCAGGGGAACTCTATAAATCCTACACGGCTTGATGCTGTGAGAGTCAGACCCGTTCCGCCAGATTTGTAGTTCAGGATGATAAGCTTGCACTCCGGGTCGTTCTGGAACCTGTCGACAGCGTTCTGCTTGGCCCGGATGTCATCGGAGCCGGTAACAGTGACCGCTTCGGGGAATTCTTGCTTAAGAGCCGCCACTACATCTTTAAGATAGGCGAACATGATAAGCTTTTCGCCTCCGTCGACGATGTCATGAATAAACTCCGAAACAGCTTTGATCTTGCCTTTGGCAGCGATTTGCTTGAGGATATTCATCTTCACCATTACCTGCCCTCTCATAGCACGGGCAACCCGATCGTCACTCGCATTCTGGTATTGTCGCAGATATTTGATGACGTCATTCTCGGCATCGTCATACTCTTTGCGGTTGGTGATGTCGCAGGTGATATACTGTCTCATCTTATCAGGCAGCTGCGTCAGTACTTTTTGTTTCTCCCGGCGAAAGAAACAGCTCATCCACAGACGGTAATTAAGCTCTCGCAGGTTGGACGACTGTTTGGGGCCGTCGCAGTAGCGCTCGACAAAGTGCCTCCATCCTCCGAAATCGTCAAGCCTGTCGAGAATCCGAAGCTGTTGAATGAGGTCGGTGTTATTGTTTACGACCGGAGTTCCCGTCAGCGCGAATATCCAACGCTTGCCTTTGCAGATTCCCTCAACATATTTTGACTGCTGGGTTTTGCTTGACTTGCATTTGTGGCTTTCGTCGATGATGACCGTATTGAATATCCCGATTCGTTCGTCGAATATGACAGAACGAAGCGTCTTTCGTGCATGATCTTTAACTCCCGATACGAAAAATTTCTTAAGACTTTCGTAGTTTGTTATGAATACCGGGGTATAGGGTTCGCCGTCGACGCGCTTGAGTTCATAGAACCGTTCCCAGCTGTCGCGGTTTTTGTCGTCGAGGATAACCGCATTAATGCCTGCGAACTTCTTGAACTCGCGCTGCCAGTTCACTTTCAGCGCTGCCGGACATATCACGAGCGCGGGATAGGATTCGCCGTAGGTCTTAGCTTCCTTATGCGCTTTGACAACTGAACAAATCGCCTGAATTGTTTTGCCCAGGCCAGGTTGGTCTCCGAAGATACAGCGTTTATGATCCAAGGCATAGCGGACTCCTTCGAGTTGATATTGATAGGGATTGAGAAGCATATAATGTTCACCGGTGAATTCCTTCATCGGAGGCACCTCATATATTACGTCGTGAGTCTCGCTACGCCTTGAGATGCCGGCACAATACCGCTTTGCAACGGCCCATTGGGCGAAAGCCTCTACATACCACCGGGCATCACGCCCGGGAGGATAGCAGATGCTTTCCTTTTTCACAATCCATTCTTTCTCCTGAGCATCCCATCTCGGGCCGCTCGGAACGCGTCTTATGATATTGACGAGCTCTTTATGATACTCAAAAGAAAGACGGAATGTGTTTGGCGTTTCGGTAATATATATCGGTTTCATTCTCAGGCTACGTTCTCGTCAGGCTGTTCAACCGGCGCAGCATCGTCAGTAGGTGTGACTGCTGCAAATGGGTCGTCGGGGTCTCCGTCAAACATCGTAGTCTGCAAGACTTCCCATTTGCGGTTGAGGATATATTCCTTGGTCTCATAGATGACGTTCTGAACAGCAAGATCGAAGTCGTCGATATGTCCCCATTCAAAAGTTTCGGACTCCATCTCAACTCCGGGGGCATTCAGGTTGAGCACCCGTGAAGTAATAAGAGTACGGCGCCCAGTCATCGTGATGATGCGGTTGTTCTCGTCGCCACCTATGCTCAGGCCGCTAACATCGAGCTTGCGGAGCAAATCGACATTCCCGGCAGACTCGAGGTTGCTCCAGTCGATGTCGTCAGCTTCTTTCTGCTCTGTTAGATCAGCGAAATACGGCACAAGGGCCGCCAGCGCAACGCGCAGGTCATTATGACATTTGTTTTTTCCTTTGAGCGTGATTTCGTTACCGTCGGCGTCAGTATATGACGCTTCGACGCAACCGCCTTTGCTCAATTTGACTTTTTTGATTCTGATGTCTTGTGTTTCCATTTTTATTAAAAAGAAAGCCGGACGGCGCGTGGCCGTCCGACGTGTTATCTGATTCTGTATTCTGAGATGAACGACTGATAGCTTCGGTCTTCAGGAAGCGGTAACGTTATCCCGAACTCTGTAGCGGCATCCGCTTTTACCTTTTCAAGATAATCGGTCATCTGTAAGGTGTTCAGGTCTGTCGTGCTTCCGATGACAGTAACCCATCGGCCGCCTATGGCGACTTGCCTCGACAGGAACTTAGCCTTGTAGTAGTCGTGAAAATCATCCTTTGAGGTTCCCGTGGCCTCTTCCATGCATTTGAACCACATCCACATCAATGAATTTTGGGATATTGTGCGAGGCGTTGTCTTTCGGATGATTTTCACCGTATATTCTCCGTTACGAAGTAGTGAGCACATGAAATCGAAATCCTTATCCATGCTAACTACTCCATTACGCTTTACGAGGTTGGCATCCATCAGCTTGGCGAGAAAGGGAGGTCTGCCACACCTGGTGAGTGCTGACCGTCAAAGGACTGTCGGGGCGGCGCAGGAGCAGCTGCGGGCGATGGAGCCGGAGCAGGGGCCGGCTGCTGTGGATAGCTGCCGGGCATCGGTGCGGCCTGGTAGCCGGGAGCCTGCTGGTATTGACCTTGAGATGTATATGCGCCGGGCATCGGTGCCGGCGCGGGTGCATATTGCGGCTGTGCCTGATATGGGATGACAGACAGACCTCTGACGGTATTGTAGATTCTGTTGTTATACTCTCGGCCGCACAGCATGCCTTCGATATTTACGCGCTGTCCGGGAAAGATGCTGTCGAGCTGTCCCATTTTGTCGCCTGAGAACTCGATTACGACAAAGTTAGTGTGAAGCCGGCCCTCGCGTTCCCATGAGTCGTTTATGACGAGCTCTCTCTTGAAAAAGCTTTGTCCGCCACTTTTCGACGGAATCTCGATGGCCGGCGATACCGAGTGGACAAGAGCGTTCTGTGCTGTAAATTTAATCATTGTCTTTTAGTTTTAAAGTGAAGCTGCCTTTTTTTGATTTCCGGGAGCTATATTTTTCGTATAAGTCAGGATGATCGTTTTTGAAACTTTTGGAATCAAAGGAAGTGGTTGTGCTGTCGGCCGCAATCGTTGCAGAGAATGCACCGAAATCAAACGATTTGACATTGTGCACTGTCATTGCCGCCCGAAGAGCTTTCTTTGCCTCTTCAAGTTTTGCCTCTGCATCCTTATAGGCTTTGAGCAGATGGGTGAAGTAGTCCACGGCATCGGGAGCAATGATGGGTGTCAGTTCCTTTTGCCCGGCAGGGAGACCTGAACCTATTCCGAAGACAGACAAGTCGTGATGAAAATATATAGGGCCGTTGTCGCCGAAGATATATTCAGTGGACAGCAGCTCTCGGACAAGCTCAGGCGGCTTACGTTCGATAAACCAAAGGGCGTCATTGTCGGGCTTAAGCCAGTTGCAGGCAAGCCCCTCGACTTTGATGCCGGGATTTTCTGCTTCGAACAGTTCAGCATATATGGAAAGTTGCCATGAGAGATATTCCTTCAAAGCATCTTCGCCGGAGCTGAAATAACTGGCATTGAAGTAGCCACACAGCGGATAAAGCTTTATGTTGTTTGTCTTGGTGTCGACAAGCCATATCCCTTGCGTCTTCTCACAGAGCCATACATTGTCAATCTGAGAGGCATATCGGATATTGTCAGAGACCGTCAGCTCATTGGCCAATGGTCTGAATCCGTCGAGATGTCTGATATAGGCGTCGAGTTCGGCGGTGACGTCCCATGTCTCGTCGACATAATAGGCGTTCCCGCGTTCCATGCTGCCATATCGGGTATGCACAATCTGCGTGGTCTGCCTTACTCCGATGCGGTCATAGGTCTGTATGGCATGATGAACTGCCGTACCGCGGCTGCCGGCCCGTGGAATGACATATTCCTTGACGTGCTCGCTCGCGTCGGGGTATACTCCCAATCCGAGGATCGAGTGTATAAGCCCCGTTATGCCGAGCAGTCTCTTGCCGTCAAGCTGGTAACTGTGGCTGTCTTCGTCGAAGACAACCGGCGATTGTTTGAACTGTATCATTTTGCGGCTTTTGCGTTGCGGATTGATTCGATTTTCCGGCAGGCGTCATTATAAAACGGAGTGCCGTTATAGCATAATGCCGGAACTGATTCCGACCACTTTTTCCATATCTGCGCGAACTGTTGCTCGGTGGCACAATCCGCAAGTTCCCTCAGAGCTGCATTGAGCTGCTCGCCCGTATAATTGGGGTTGGCTCTCTGTTGTGGAGCGCTTGGAGTGGGGGAGTAATCCTGATCCCTTGTCGCGCTCTCGTATTTGCTTTCGTTGTGGCCGCTGGCCTTTGGCCCGTACCAGATGTTGGCGCCTATCCCCAGAGGCTTCATTGCGATAGAGAGAGCATCGGTAAGTGCCATCTTATAACCCTCGTCGTTTACGTAAGCGCCGCCACGTTCTTTCGACACTATGGCTGATCCGCCGTTGCCGGGAATCGGTGCGCTCCATTCTTTTGTATCAGGGTCGCGGACATAAAGCGAGACATTGCAGAAACACTTTACCTCATAGATGCGGGTTCTGGTTGTAGTCTCGGGCTTTTCTGCAATGCCGGGTTTTATGACTCTGCCCTGTCCGTCTGTCTCAGGCAGGACTTGCGGCTGATACGCTGTTTTGCTTTCGGTCGTTTCAGTGACATATTCCTCCACCCACTGCCGGTCAATGGTATACTTCCATCCGAAGCCGACAGGTCCGAAGATTTCAGTCATTTTCTTCATGCGCCACATAGGGTTGACGTCAGACATCCCTCTCAGACGGCCGGCCTGTATCGCCTTGATGGCGTCGGCCGGAACTTCGCATCCCTGAGAATAGAACCGCAGGTTGTGGCTGACGGTGTTCTGCTGCTCATTCACGGCAGCTTCCGCCGATGTGTCTTGTCTTTCTTTTGTCATTGTTGTTGGTTTTATTGGTTTGACTTGTTATACCTTGATTTTGGTATACAGTAAAGTTAATGAATAGTAATGAGTTACGGAAACGTATAAGGCGCCATTTTTACGCCTTAACGTTTGCTGACATTTCCATATGCTGTCGTCTTGACTCCAGCAACAGCATTTTGGCGTCAGTCTTAATATCGTCAATAGTGCGGTCGATCTGCTCGGAGTATCTCGACTTTGAGAAATACGGCAGCAGTATTTTCAGAGCTGTCAAATGTATTCGCAGCTCTTGGTTAACCATGTCTTCTATAGTCATACCGTCAAGCCTAAACGTCGTGCATAAAACTCGAAATTCTTGCGCTCTATGTCGGCATCCTCAGGGTACCAGCGGGCGCTCTTTTTCCAACTGCGATAGCACACACCGCAGTACCAGTGATTCAGCACTGCGATATAATAGCCTGTTTCGCGAGGATTGCACCTGCGGCAGCACCAGTCGCAGAGACAGGCGTCTGTGCCGACAGCGTCCATGAGTTCGCGGGCGGTGCACTCGATGACGAGGAACTTGCCGGCCTCAATTCTTCTTGCCATTGTGTCTGATGTATTTGATAATTATATTTGAGAATCGTATTACTTTCCTGCACAGGCTATCATCGAACATCCCTATATGTGTCTGTTCTTTGGGAAGTCCGAGTGCAAGAGATAAAATCTCGTATGCTACAGCCCGCGGCAAGTATCCTTTTTTCCATAGAGGGTCGAAAGCCTCGTGAGCCTGATGCTTCCATTGTCTCAGCTCCCTGTCAGCAATTCGGCCGAGGGCCTTATCTGTGTTTCTGTGGCATCCGACCCATGCGCCGCACGGTTCACAGATATAGCATTTGGAACCGTATGACTGGCCGTAGATCTGTGAGTCGTCGACGAGTTTAGTAGGATCTCCACAATATGGGCAGCTTAAGCCGAGAAGCACGAGCGCGTCATTTTTTAGCCTCATTGCTGATATATTCCGCGACTTCGGAAAATGCCT